GTCTATGTCTAAAAAACTTAAATACGATAAGCGTAAAATTTCACAGGAGTTAGAGAACAACTTTTTAGGTTCGGGGGATAATGTTATACCATCGGACACAATCGAAAGAATTAAAACCACAATGATTGAGGAACCAAAGGAAAAATACATGGCGGGTCAGATATGGTTATGGAAAGAACCAATCAAAGGTCATCGTTATATTATGGGTGTTGACGTTTCTCGTGGGGATAGTGAAGATTTTTCATCTATATGTATTATAGATTTCGACACAAGAGAACAGGTAATGGAGTATTTAGGTAAAATACCGCCAGATGAATTGGCGGATATTTGTTATAAGTGGGGTACGATGTATAGCGCATTTACCGTGGTCGATATTACAGGTGGGATGGGAGTCGCAACCGTGAGGAAATTACAGGAAATGGGTTATAAGGATTTATATACTGACGGAGTAAGTGCATTTGATAAGTGGTCGTGGAACCCTAAATCTCAGGATAAAATGCCGGGTTTATCGTTTAATTCTAAAAGAACTCAAATTGTCGCGTCATTTGAAGAGGCATTAAGACACGACTTTGTGGTTAAATCGAGTCGACTAGTTAATGAAATGAATACATTTGTTTATATAAATGGGAAGGCTGACCATATGAAAGGACAACACGATGATTTAATCATGGCAATGGCTATGTGTATTTACGTTGGGGAATTTTCATTCTCATTATTAAAAGCGTCTGAATCAGGTACAAAGGCATTATTAGAAGGTTGGACTGTGACCAGTAGGGAAAAGATACCGGGTGGGGTATTTTCTCCGACATCTGACCCATACGACCCATTAAGAGGGTTACATAATAACGGACATAACCGAAGTAACGGAGGAGCGACTAGACAAGATTATCTGGACTATTCTTGGTTAATGGGTGGTGGAAAAAGAAAATAGTAAGATTGACTTATAATTATATAAGGACTATTCTTATTTTGAATATACATATAACAAAATGGCTGAGCAAAAATATACAGTTTTTCAAAGGATAGGTGGGCTATTCAATGGTAATCAAGGTGGGACACCCTTGAGTGACCCTACGCCCACATATAATTTTGATAAAAAGGAATTACTTCGTACTACCGATAAGGCGGAATACGAACAAGAAAAGTTACAGGCTCAACAGTCGATGTTTCTTAATAACCAATGGAAAAAGGTGGATAGTGAGTTATATCAGAAAGCGGTATATCATGAACCTAACCGTATGGCGGGATATTACGACTATGAGTCGATGGAGTTCACTCCTGAAATATCTGCCGCGTTAGACATCTACGCTGAAGAAGCAACTACAATGTCAGAACAAGGATTTATGTTAAATATTTATTCTGAGAGTAAGAGAATTAAGTCGATTTTAGGGGATTTATTTAATAATGTTTTAGATATCGACACTAACCTACCTATGTGGACAAGAAATACTTGTAAATATGGGGATGATTTTGTATATCTAAAATTAGACCCTAAGAAGGGAATTATCGGTTGTAATCAATTACCTAACATCGAAATCGAAAGAGTGGAAAAAGGGATGCATATTAGTGGTTCACATGGGAATACTGCTGACGCATCTGAATCCCGTGAGACTAAGTATGTATGGAAGGAGAAAATGATGGAATTCAACGTATGGGAAGTGGCTCACTTTAGATTATTAGGTGATGATAGAAAACTACCTTACGGTACCTCTATGTTAGAAAAGGCTAGACGTATATGGAAACAATTAGTTTTAGCTGAAGACGCTATGTTAATCTATAGAACTTCGAGAGCACCTGAAAGAAGAGTTTTTAAGGTATTCGTAGGTAATATGGACGATAAAGATGTTGACCAATACGTTAATAGAATCGCAAACAAATTTAAGAGAGATAACGTAGTTGACCCATTAAATGGGAATGTAGACCAACGATACAATCAAATGGCAGTGGACCAAGATTATTTTATACCCGTTCGTGACCCTAATGCTCCAAACCCTATAGATACTCTACCAGGAGCTCAGAATTTATCTGAGATTGCAGATATAGAGTACATACAAAAGAAATTATTAGCGGCTCTTCGTATCCCAAAAGCGTTTTTAGGTTTTGAGGATGTCGTTGCGGATGGTAAGAACTTATCTTTACAGGATATACGTTTTGCTAGAACTGTAAATAGAATACAAAAGGCGATGATTCAGGAGTTGAATAAAATCGCAATCATTCACCTTTATATGTTAGGTATGGAGGATGAGTTGAATAACTTCACATTAGGGTTAACTAATCCATCAACACAGTCGGAACTACTTAAGGTTGAGGCGTGGAAAGAAAAGATATTACTTTATAAAGACGCGGTTAGTGACCCAGGGAATGGTATTTCAGCAGTTTCACATACGTGGGCTAAGAAAACTATTTTAGGTATGTCCGATGAAGAAGTGAAGTTAGACTTACAACAACAACGTTTTGAACGAGCAATCGCTGCTGAATTAGAAAAAACACCGGAGGTTATTAAGACCACAGGGGTATTCTCAAATATAGACGAATTATATGGGGAACCTGAGTCCGAAATAGAAGATGGTGAAGATGGTGAAAATTCTGAAGAGTCTGAAGGGGATATCGATATGGGTAATGATATGTCGATGGACGATACCACATCTGATGAACCTATAGATATGGGGGGTGAATTAGGGGAATCTATAAACACGGACGACATTTCATTAATATTAGAACATAAAGATTTCGGTCACCCAACAAAACTGGACCTCTCTAAAGGACAGAGAGAGATTTCCGTAATGGAAAATAAACTAAAAAAGTTATTAGATGAGTAATTAACTCATTTTTTAGATATTTATAATAAAAGTTTGTAATATGACTACCTTAGGAAAATTAAGAAATCAAGTTTATACTAAATTATCGGAGACTTACTCTAACAAAGAGGAGTTTAAAAAAACATTAAAAATGTTTATGTCGGTATTAAACGAAAATAAAGACTTATCTAAAGTCTTTAACATATATACCGATATGGAAAATAAATACATTTCCAGTGAGGAAGTCGCGTCTGAATTTATAACTGAAGCCGTTAATGAGATTAAGTCGTTAATGTCTGAAAATTATATGTCAGGCATCAATAAGTTAGAAACTATTTTCGGAAGTGTTGTTTGTAATGAAAATGAGTATACTAAAAATTTAGACACTTTAGTTCATAAAACAGGGTATGACACATTAATCGAAAGGATTGAATCAAAAGGGTTTTTCGTCGACAAATTAACTGAATCGAGAAATCTATCAGAGAATTACTCACCGGTAACTCAATCAATCTTAAATCATGTTTTAACTTCTAAGTTTAACGACAAGTTTGAGGTTATGACTGAATCTGAAAAAGAATCCTTTCTTAAGTATCGTAAATTAACTACGTTAGAAATTAATGAATCTATTATTGACTTAAAAAACCAAATTAGTGAAAGTATCTCAACATTAAAAGACAATAAGGAGTTATCTTCTTTGATATCGGAAGTTGAAGGTAAAGTAACTAATTCGGGTAATGATTTACTATCGTTGATTAAATTAGAGGAGTTGAATAGTAACTTAATTTAAGAGTCCTCAGAATTTCTTTTTTGTTGTAGGTATATTGCTTTAGATTTTTGTTTCCGTTTGGTAGCCGAAGGTTTAGTGTAGGTTTTCCTATCTCTAATAGATTGTAATTGTTTTACGTTTCTAATCTTTCGTTTATATCTTTTCAATAGTCTTTCTATTGATTCATTCTTACCAGCTTTAATTATAATCATAAATTTAGTTTGTTTTAGTACATTTATTTAATATATAAATATACTAAAAATTAACGACACACCCAAACGAACTTTATTATGTCATATTCTTTGACTCATTAGATAACGTTTATTATACTTAAAGAAGTAACAATAAACGACAGTAGAATTATGAACATATATGAAATCAGGAAAATACATCCACATAGACGTTAATGAAAACTTTAAATGTGGATATGGTACCGTTGATTCAAAAAACTTAAAATCAATATACTCTAAGATATCTTGTTGGGTAGTCCCAAACCTAACGGTAGAGAATTGGAGTCCGATAATCGGAACATTAAAAAGGAAGATAACACACAACCTAAGTGACAGACTTAACCTAACCGAGAAATTTAAAGACGATAGGTTTATCGTGGACTTAGATATTCGAGCAAGTGGGTTAGAACAGGATAAGAAATCATTCATGAATTGTGAAATAACCTTATTCACCACCAAAAATTACGAAATTAGAGACGACGAATTTAAAACGGAGATATCTAACTTACTTAGTAATATCATCACCGAATCGGTGGTCAAATACGACAAATTTTCTTATCATAAAAACAAAAGAGGGTAGCCCCCTCTTTTTTCATTTACAACCATACACTATTTTTTCTTTGTAGTTATATATTTATATAAGAGTTAACACTATATGGTATGAAAATATTAAAAGCAACAGATACAAATACAAAAGGAATTCTTATCGAATATGACGCTGGTCATATATCACCTAATGATAACAAAGAAGTTATTAGAGAAATGAAGGAGATGGATAAGAATGGGAATTTCATTATGTATGCAGTTCTACAGAAATATGATACCCCAAATAAAAATGGGCGAATATACGGAGAACGAATCTTAAAGAGGGAAACCGAAAATTACAAAAAACTTATCGAACAAGGAAGAGCATTAGGGGAGTTAAATCACCCTGAGACATCTTTAGTCGACTTAGAAAGAACATCACACAGAATTACTGAATGCTGGTGGGACGGGAAAATACTAATGGGGAAAGTAGAATTACTTACTTCTGAGGCTTTTCGTACTACAGGTCAGATAACGTGTATGGGAGATATCGCAGCAAACCTATTATTACATGGGGTTGTTTTAGGGATTTCTTCTCGTGGGGTAGGTTCTTTAAAAAAATCAGGAGAATTCAATGAGGTACAAGATGACTACGAAATGGTATGTTTCGATTTAGTTTCATCCCCCTCAACACCAGGAGCTTACTTATTCCAAGAGGAAGGAGAAAGAGAGAATTATGCCGAATCTATCGAGTCCGAAGAAAAAACTATAGACACTAAGACTATGGATTTAATGAAGAAATTTAACTCTTTTTTGGGGCGATAGTAAAAAAAATAGATATTTATTGACTTGTAGTGGACTTTTTTGGTACTACAAATATATTTATATACATAATAAACATTATTGACATTAAATTAACATAGAAAAATGGCTAAATCAATTTTAGAAGAAGCATTACTTCAGGTTACACAACTTGAAGAAGCGGTAAAAAAGAACGCAAAAGAAATACTTGCTAACACAATGAAGCAAGAAATTGACGAACTTGTAAAGGAGTCTATGGAAGAAACCAAAGAAATTGAAACTGAAGAGACTACTGATGAAGTAGCAATCGAGGAACAATTTGAGGAATCTGATGATACAGACACGGATGAAGAAGACATCGAATTAGAAGACAACGAAGAAAGTGAAGACTCGGAAGAGGACGTACTTGATTTAGATGTTGACTTAGACGACGTATCTTTAGATATGGATGATATCGAAATGCCATCGTTAGAATTACCATCACTTGGTGATGAAGAGGAAAACGAAGTCATTGATATGACAGGGGCATCTGACGAAGAGATATTGAAGGTTTTCAAAGCAATGGGCGATGAAGACGGAATTATCGTATCACAAGACGACGAAGGAACTGTCCACTTAGAGGACGGTGATGACGAGTACAGAATCGAGATGAACGAATCTGATGAAACTGAAGAGGACGAAGAAGAAGTAACTGATGAGGTTATGGAAACTGAGGAATTAGAAGAGAATCCAATAGTTGGAGCAATAGTAGGTGGTGCCGCATCGTACGCAGGTGGTAAAATCGCTAGTTCTATTATGGATGAAGAAACTGAAGAGGAAGTTGTTTACGAAATTGAATTGGATGACGAAATAGTTGAAACTGAAGAAGTGGAGATTGAAGAGTCTGATGAAACAATTGAAGGTGATATGGAGGAAGCTTCAAGAACTCACGCGGCAGACGCGAAAGTACCTTCAAACCAAGGTAAAAAATATAAGGCTGGTCGTAAAGACTTGTCTGAAGAGGTTGAAACATTAACGGTTAAGAATGGTGAATTAACTGAAGCATTGAAATTGTTTAGAAATAAGTTAAACGAAGTTGGAGTATTCAACGCGAACTTAGCCTACGCAACTAGATTGTTTACAGAACACACTACTACGAAATCTGAGAAGTTAAACATCTTAAAGAGATTTGATAGTATTGAGACATTGAAAGAATCAAAGTCTTTATACAACTCAATCAAAAACGAACTAACAGGTTCAGATACTAAGTTAACTGAAACTGTCGTTAATAAAATTTCATCATCACCAAAATCTGGTTCATCTGAAAAATTAGTGGAGTCTAAAACTTACGAGAATCCACAAATTAAGAGAATCAAAGAGATGATGGGAATAACAAAATAAATTAAAATTAAATATTCAACAAAATGGGAGCATTATTAGAATCAGGATTAGTTGGTAACATCGGGTTAAAACACCTTAAAGTTATCAAAGAAGACACAATTAACAAATGGGATAAATTAGGATTTTTAGAAGGTCTTAGTGGTCACCAAAAAGAAAATGTAGCACAGTTATTTGAAAACCAAGCATCACATTTAATCAACGAGGCGGCTCACACGGATTCAGCAGGTTCATTCGAAACTGTAGTTTTTCCAATCGTGAGAAGAGTATTCTCGAAATTATTAGCTAACGAAATCGTTTCGGTACAAGCTATGAACTTACCAATTGGTAAATTATTCTTCTTTGTACCAAAAGTACAAGAAAGAAACGCTGACGGTTCACACCTACAACCATTTGGTTACCCAGGTACAACTGATTACGCTGCAGGTTCACAAGCAGGTTACGAAAACCCAGCTTCAAAGAACTTATACGATAAATTTTACGAAGATGGTTCTAACGAATCAGGGATGTATGATTATTCTAAAGGAGATTTCCAAGAGAACACAGGAGTGGTAACACTTATTAGTGATTTAACTGCTACTGACTCAAGAATTCTTATATCAGTAAATGGTTTCCAAGACTCAGGTTCTGGGAAATTAAACGGACCTAATGGTCAAGAAGTTGATTCGGAAGAATTTTTAGCTTCATTAAAAGTAATCTTAGGTGGAGAAGAAAAAGATTTCAGAGTTGTAACTCAGAAATATGGTAAATCTATCGTAACAGGATTATCTAAGAAAGTATCTCCAGCTGCTGGTGTAACGCCAGGTGGTAGACACACAAGTATTTGTGATGCTGACGGAGTTATCTTTTTAGAAGTTGATGTTGAAGCGTATGACGCTAACACAGGATTTTCAGCGGTTGATTTAACTGCTAATACTGTAGCTGACTTCGTAGTAACATGGAGACAATATTTCGATATGGAATTTGAAGATTCAATCGGAGAAGTTTCTTTTGACTTAGAATCAGTTACTGTTTCTGTAACAGAAAGAAAATTAAGAGCTTCTTGGTCACCAGAATTGGCA